TTCTGCTTGCTCGAATATTTTGAATACGGCATTTAGCACCTCCATTTCCGTAACGCCAAGGCCTTGCGTGTTGGTCTACCTTTTGAGTCTTTCATCGGGCCTTTGACTCCACTCATTCTGGCGCAAAAAGATTTACGTCTCTTCGCAGCCTTACTACCTCTTTTAACTTTACCAGTTACAGGTGCTTTCAAGTTACTACCAGTCTTTCGATTGTAGTAAGCTCTACCTTTAGCTGATAAACCTCCAGATGGGTTCTTATGCTCTTTACGCATAGACACACCCTTTTTCTTAGAAAGCAAGGTTCGTTTGGGCATTCTCTTCTCCTAACTCTTGTTGAAAACTCACTTCTTCTAAATCCCAATCTGGGTCTTGATTTAACAGACGCTTGAAGTTCTTGTATGCTCTATTGGGGACTTGTGTGAAATATTTACTAGAACTAAAGTCACCCTTTGCAAAATTTTTATACTTCAACTCAGAACCTATTCTCCGGGTATGAATCAGCTTGAGTACCTCTGTTTCGGCCTCACTAAATGCTTTTATCTCTTTCATCATGTTGGGGAACTTCTTCATCCAGTATGGCCCCATGTTAAATGTAAGATCAATAAGAGCTGCTTTCTGGCTAAGACTTAGCGAATCAAATCCCACAATGCCTTTAGCTGCTTTGTAATGGCTTTCAAAATCTTTCTGAAATAATCTTTCAAGGTATGCTTCATTTACGATATCTCCTTCTTTATATTTCTTCAGTTCTTCTTTAGTCAGCCTGTGACCAGTACCCATGGTTAAATAACCACGCTTGTCTTCATATACATAGTTTCTAAAGCCTTCATTGGCTCTAACCATTAGCTTTAGTTTTCTTTTGAACTCTTCTTCATTCATCTTCTGATATGATTGCCTCGATGTATCTGTACATATCTTGTGTTCCATTTCGATAGGCGCAGTCAGCATGACTAAGCTCAGAGCCTGCCTGCACATCAATATTGCAAAAGTCTCTAAGATCATCTAATACCTCTGAACCCTCTGGAGTTTTAAAGACACGTTTGTACGCTGATATTAAGTTAGCTAGTTCGTGTGACATTACTCTCCCAGGTCTAAGCCTTCGGCCAGTAAGCTATCTGGTGCTACTGAGCCACTAAGTTTCTGTGCCGCATCTGCCAGAGCAGGCATCTGTTGCATCTGTTGCTGTTCGGCCATAGCTGCCGCTTTAGCTTCACGCTCTTCTGCTACTACCGTAGGATCATTAAGAACATTCATGCTTGAGCTATTGGCGTACCAGATTTCACGGAATAGTTTATCTGGGTCAACATTGTCTAGTGATTGTAGCATATTGGGATCAAGCTGTGCTAACTCACCAAACATACGAAGAGTAGTAACTGCCCCCATAGTCTCGAACGACTTCGTTGCCATTGAGAGTCGGCCTACATAATCGACCTCGTATTCCGGGCTATCAATAAGCTCCTGCGGAACTGGGGGCAAGAGTTTCTTCTTAGCAAGTATGTAGTACACGTGATTCATAACAGGAGTAACGTGTTCTTCTACATAGCGAGCCACGAAAGGTGCAAGCTGCATTAAATCGGTTGTCATACGCTCCTGGACTTCAGTAGCCGTCATATTGCGGTAAGCATCTAATGGACGGAACAACTGGTTGAAGAACATACGCTTGATGGCATCATCGTGTAGCTTATACATCTCTAACGCAATGCCTGGGTCACCGTTTGGTGCTAGACGCTCTGGCTTGCCATTAGGGTTAGTAGCCCGCCAACGAATAAAAGACCCCGCACGACTAGACATACCAGAAACGCTATCATCGTCAGGGATCAACCATTGAGGATTAGCGTGTTGTTCAGCCGATGCGACCATAGAGCGATAGATAACGTTGGTACGCCTAGCTGTGCCGAGAACCATACTCATGGGTGAACGACCATATATCTCTTCGTTGCCCACCATGAATCTAGAAACTTTGTATGGGTTGAAGTCGAATCCACTCTCTTTGACCATAGTGCCTGTATCACGGCATACGTGGTAAGATGCGAATGGCTTCTCAGTAGACTTCTTGCCTTTAGGGTTGTAGTCCATACGAGGTTGCACACATTGAATAAATGTGAACTTCTTGTCTGGATTGTTCTGCATTTGGTTTTCGATGTTCTGGAACTCGGCAGCCTGTAACGCTTCAATGCCAAACTTCTGTATGGCCTGGCGTAATGTCAGCTTGTATTCACGAGCTACAGTATCTACTTCACCTAAATGGTTCTCATCAATGCGGATGTTAGATACGATAACATTTTTAAATCGTATAACATTTTTGTCATCTTCTTCTAGTGATAGGCAGTTAGTGCCAAAGCAACCTAGAGACAACAACGCCTGGAACGCTTCTTGAGAAAAGTTAGAACCAATCAATACCTGATGAATGATACGGCTCACTTCCTCAAAGTAGTTAGCTACATTCTCATTAGCCATCATCATGGGAGATGGGTGACGATACTTAGCCCACACAGTATTCGGCGGGAACATATGAGAAAAGAAGCCAGAAGCAAAGTTGTAGTTGGCCTCGATGCACGTATCAATCAGACGTTGTGGTGGCTTCTCTTGACCGCCAATACGAATGCGATTGATGTTGTCGTTAGTCTGATAGCACCAGTCGGCACACTCCTGCCACAGGTTCATCCAGTTTCCATGAACATGAGCGTTCATAGAATCGTACTTTTTAATAATTGATTTAGCGTCCATTAGCCTAAAGTATCTTTTCCCGTACCACCGAGTCGTGATGTAAGTATTGTGGATTGATAGCCCCTACGCTGTTTAGCTTGTGCTTTAGCTAAGTCTACTTGGCCAGAAACATCTTTACGCTGTACAGGTGGTGCAGGCGGTGGCGGCGGTGGCGGTGGCGGTGGTGGTTTTGGTGGTGATCCCATCTTATCTCCTATAACGTGTTCTTATCCTGTCGAACTCTATTAACCTAAATTTCTTATCAAATCGTTCAAAACAAATAAATTCTAGCGGTTCAACCAGATCAAACGCTGATCTAGGATCACCTGCGAGCAAATATACGAACCATGTATTTGGTTTGTCAAGTTTATTGTAACACTTTTTAAGTATATAATCCGAATATGTTTTATAACCACAGGCAAATACGTCATCGTTGCTTATAATTACACCGTGCTTCCCGCAATACTCAAGAACCTCAAAGAAGTCGCTTTCGTATTTGTATAGGCTCTTAGCTGTTTCGTAGTGTGTCATGCTATGAAGTCAAGATCATCGTAGTAATCCTGTCTTACCTCCTTCTTCTTGTTTGTCATATAGTCTCTGACCATGCCGTGGTGCATAGCCATGAACATCATTCGGGTTGCGTCTGCTCCGTGGGAGTGTTCGTTGTGCAGGATTTTTCCAGTATTGGGGTTCCATTGGTAGTTCGTGAGGTGTTCAACCAATCCATTAGCTCGTTCATTGATTCGTATATCTGGTAGGTTACGTCTAACAATTTCAATGTCATCCCTAACTGAATTCGTTTTGGGAATCGGCCGTACCTCAAAGCCAAACTCAGTACGACAAAAATCAATAATGTTATGCCCGGTAGTGTTGTTTCTTTTCTTCGAGTCATGGGGCATATAGTGTCCTGCATAGTGATATCCTTTCTCATTTATTACATCTATGTAATGTTTGATGTCGTGTCCTGTGTTCTCATAGTAGTCAATAATGGTGGCCTGGCCGTTCACTACCTTTGCAAACACAATAGCCGTAGGGTCATCCATACCTAAGTCCCAGAATGTGTACACAGGCTCGTTAGGTGGGTCAAAGTCCCCTATGCTGCCCATGTTCTCTAGCTTGACCATTTCATAACCGAACACGGAGTTGGCAACGTCAGCCACGGCTTCGTTCAGATACTCCTGTCTTGCTAGTGAATAAGAGATCATCTTCGAGTCAACCCTGTCTTGCACGTTGAGATATGTCATCCCCGTTAGGGGATCGATTTTATCAATCAGCTCTGGATTGAGGTTCATATCCTCACCAACCCAACAATATCGTTTGGTTTGTTCTGGTGTGAGCCACTCACAGAACCAGTCGTTACTGGACTTGTTGGCCTCATACATACGATACAGCTGATTATTCTTACCACGCATCGTGCCGTTCATGATAATCCACGAGTCACCCTCGTCTAAGATAGGAGCTAGGAAGCCAGTTACCTCTTCTTTGTGCAGCGAGAACTCAGATAGAGCGTATCCGTAACCACCCTGCCCTACGAAGTCCAGGTTATCTGTACCGCTAAAATTGACCACAGAGCCATTGATTAGGCCGACCTTCATGTCGGTATTGTTTTTGTAAGAAACGATCTCTGGAGGGAAAATAAGGTCTAATAGATGCCCACTCCTGGCACCAATAGTGACTATGTTATTCCAGATAGCACGTTCGGCCCACTTGCGGGTAGGAAACAGGTAATAGTACGAGCCAACACGCTGCATAGCCCGCTTAGAAAGTATACTAGCGGTGGTTACATCTTTACCGTGTCGTCGAGGCCAACTAATCAGTAGGTTCTTAGCCCCCTGGTCTAGGGCTTTCCAACAATTAATCTGATAGTATCTAGGCTTCAGCTGTGGTAACAGTATCGTCTTCTGTGTATGCGTCTGCAAAATCTACAACCTGTATTATTATATCCTGTGCCTTCTGCTCTAATCCTAAATACTTGCCTAACTTGTCGGACGCCTGGGCATTACCCCTGCCGCTCTCAGCTAATAGGTGCTGAAATACAATCTGGCGCATACTGGCAGTATCCTCAAAGTCAACCTCACTCAAATCTAGAGCGTCCGCTTTCTTTTTCGCCTTCCTCTCGAACTCAAATAACTGTTGGGCGTAAGCCCACAATTTTTTATTATCCGCCCCTTTGAGGTCTTCAAATATCTCTTGTGCTGTCACTTTTTACCCTTATCACTCCAGTCAATCTCATCGTAGTTCTTCTGGTAGGCCTCTTTGTCGTACTTAGCGTAGTTATAGTTCTGGCCATCTCTGGTCTTACTCTTACGCCAGTCACGCTCATCTTGGGCCTTCTGTGAATATCTATCTGGTAGGTTAGCCATCGTCTTCCTCCAAGCTTTCTACGTAGCACATCATACAAATATACTCCTCTACGCAGTTATACTCATCTATGATTTCTATGATTGGGTTCTCTTCTGAGTCAACGCAACAGCATCGCTCACAGCTCTTCTCGTTCATCAGTTATATCCATGGTTTCATTGAATTCTACGCCACAATAGGCACAATAGTTAGGGTCATTAATACCCCCGGGCATCTCGTATACGTAGAAGTAATTTTGACAGTTGTAACACTCTACATATGAAAGATCATTAATCTTAGGTAAATGCATAATTTCTTACATAAATGTTAATCTGATATATGTCAACCAAATTTTACAAATGTTTTGATGGGTCTAAAGCTAATTTTATTCGAATTTTTCAAAAACCGAGGGTACCTCCCTAAATATCCCCTGCCCTGTAAGTATTTTGACTGGCAATACCCTTATTGTGTGTACGCCTTGCGCAGCGGTAAAACTCCAGGATTCAGTAAGGGTTTGTGGACACTA